GGCTGTTCCTAAACCGAGGTTTGCGGTAAGCGCATTCGTGAATTTTGTCACCAGCCCGTTAACGTCGGCATTATCCAGAGCGTCCACGCCAGAGTTCGCAATAAACTGCCCCACCAGCGCGGCAATTGTGGTCGCCTGCCGCAGTGCTTTATTTACCTGCGCACTGGACGCTTTCCCTGCGGTAAAACCAGACAGTAAAGCCGGGAGTGCTTCCCAGTTCGCCTGTGGTGTGACATTAGCGTTAGGATCAAGCGCGAACGCTTTAAAGTTATTTGTTGCCATTAGAGTAAAGTCCCCCATGCTCCTACATCGAACCCGCCGATGTATTCGTTATCTAAATCAAAACCAAAGAATTTTGAGCCCTCGGACGGTGTTTCTACCGAAGGTGTTTCCACATCACCGGCCCATACGCCAGCTGCTTTTACGGTGAGATAGCCCTGTTTGATAGCGGCGATCAGTTCGAGAGACACATCAGAAATATCAGTCTCGGGGAAAACCCAGACCGAAATCGTCATGTCCTGGTTGTCGACGATCTGCATCTTCAGGCCAGAGCCTGCAGTCGCAGCGTCAAGGATGGGCGGCAGAGAGTCGTTGCGGCCGTCCCAGTTGTTGATAGCGATTTTTGCTTTCAGAATGATGCGGTAGGTGTCATCGCTCAGCGACGTATAGCCTGAATCCGGATCATACGGCCCTTGCCAGACGCCCTGGTCATATCCGAGCCCGTCGGTGTCCCAGCTGAAATAAACACCCGTAATCGGCTGGCTGACTATACGGCTACGTCCGATCCAGAGCCCGAGGGTATCAAGCTGGACGCCTACCGCCGTATCAATGTCAAACGCGCTAACAAGCCCCCGGGTGGCTGATGTGATGTCAATAAGCGGCCGGGTGCTCAGGTCGATGTGATCAAAGTATTTCGGCCTGGTGGCGTGGTAGTTGGTGATTAAGTCTGTGTACTTACTCATGACGTCACCGTTAAGACAATATTTTCAGGCTTACAGGACGCTGATTCGTTGTAGGCAATATTGATATTCGCCGCCGCTACCGTTCCGGCAGATTTGCCAATCAGTAGCTCCTGAATGTCGTAATAGCGTGCACTGCCCCCACTCACCACGCCGAGGTTCGCAGGGGAGTAAATGCGGCTCAGCAGAACAGAATCACCGATCGTCAGCCCGTTGATGTAATCCGCGACGGCCTGCTGAATCTGTACGCCAATTTGCGACGTGTAGCCCGTAAAGGCTTTCAGTGTGATATGCCCGTAAATCGGAACATCAGTAGAACGCGAAAAACTGATCACGTGTGGATTGCCGTAAGTGTCCGGTACCGTGACAGAGGTCGTCCCGTAGGTCGCCGTTCCCTGCCCTTTATTACCCCGGATAGTCTGGGCAATATCGGTCACGTCCCCGCCGTCCACGATGGCTGAGATAGAGTGTGGCGGCAGCCCGTTACTATCGGTCGCGCCAGTATCATTCTCGTAGAGCTTGTGACGTGTCACGCCAGCAACGTTAGCAATCGCACCGTCAACGCCCTCAAACGGGGTGATAGAGGGTAGCGCGACGCTCTGCCCCTGCCTGATGCGCAGCTCTGCGTCGGTTTCTGCCGGCGCGCCTACGGTGGCCGCCGCCGGGTTGGTTACCGATGTCCAGCCTCGGGTCGGCGTGTTGATGGTAGTAATTGTCCCCGCCAGCGCTGCGACCGCGCCGCTGTTTGAGCAGGTGGCAGTGGCCGTCACCGTACCGTCAACGCCAATCACTACCGAAGCAGGAAGACGCCAGATCACGTTATTAGTGTCTTTCACGGTACCGTTCGTGATGGTTGTCCCTGCGGTGCCGGTGAGCAGCAGATCCACGGTGGAGTTCGTCGCCCCTTTGCGCGCGATACCGTTAATTTTCACGTTACTGGTCAGCGCTGCGCCGTAACCCGTAGCAGGTGAGAAGCAGTTGTAAACAGTAATGGCCGTGTTATTGGCATCGTGAATAGCCAGCGCCACCAGCGCCACCATCTGGCCGTCTTTGCTGTCCGGCTCCAGATAAGCGTCACTGCCGTAAATCTGCTGGAAATAGCTTGTCAGGGTATCGAGTATCGTCTGGTAATCAGGCGCGCTGATCCCCTCAGCGGTTACCGTTGCCGATAAGCCGAGTGTGTCCAAATTGAGGGCCATTTATGCCTCGCTGGTTACTGTCGTTGTTCCGTAGATAGTGTCGATCTCAGCGAAGAACTGGACGCGGCGCGTCGTCGTGTTCACTGTCGTATTGAAAGAGAGAATGGATTTAACGCCCCGCGTTTCGAGAATGCGCTTACGGATCGCCAGGTTGTAGGTTTCCGGCTTCTGCTTACCGAGTACGGACTGAATCCACGGTGTCCCCTCTGTGGTGTCGAGAAACCACTGCCCATACCACAATTCGAATCGCGTTTTCACAGCCTGCGCGACGGCCTCCGGTGAGTTAATCAGCCAGGTATCATCGCCGCTGCCAAAAGTGTAATCGCCGTCGTCGTCCTCACGTCGGTATCGCATAATTACCCTCCCAGAGGTTTTGTATTGCTGCCGCCGCTTTCAACGCCGCCATGCGTATGCTTATCAACGATTGATCCATCCACCAGCTGCAGGCGGCCGTCAGGCAGAATTTTCAGGCCGTTGAGGTTGAAACCTCCCGGCGCGGTACCGGCTATCGCCCCACTTGAAGGATTAAGGCTCAGTTTGGTTCCGCCATCGTCGCTACGCAACTCAACCGCGCTGGTGCTGATACCGCTGATTTTCTGCGCCTGCGACTGCGGACCGACGATACAGAACGCATCCGATAAATCATGCACCCGGTCGTCGACAGGCTCCTGTACCCCGCCGTTCTGCCACCAGAAATCGATGCAGCGATCGGCAAAAATCACCAGGCATTCATCGCCGGCTTTCACCGGGAAAGTTAACGTGCAGCCGCCGCCGCGCGGAAATATAACCGGCACATCCACCAGCAGCGGGTAATTTTTGGTGACGCGGTTGCCGTCGTTGTCAGTTTCAACCGAACGGATAGCTGGCTGCACAACCGCCGTAACCGAACCGGGATCGAATGACTGAACGATGCCAGGCAAAGCGACGCGGATTTGGTTCTTTGTTGTCTCCCGCTCAGATTTAAATGTTTCGGCAAGGTCGCCGCTGCGGGTCTGGTCAGTTACTGCCATTGGTAGGCTCCAGAAAGCAAAAAACCCGCCGGATGGCGGGTTTGTATTTTGAGAAATTTCAGCTTATGCAGTTAACGAATCATCGCCAACCTTCAGCAGTTTGTTAACGATTGCATCGACCTCTTCCGCGTCCTGAATTGCACTTATCGCGGTAATCCGGTTGATTTTCCGTTCAAGCTTGTAATCAGAATTAACACGTTGGGCATGCGTCATTTTCAGTTTAACGCCGATTTTTTTTACTGCGTTAACATCAACATCGTTCAGTGCTGCTGCCTCACCGCTACAAAAAACGGTATAGACTCGCATGTGAACTCCACCTTTTAATTTTTCACCATCTTCTGTAGCAGTCGGTACAAGATTATTGGTGATCCTTAAGGCGGAATGGTACATGCCATAATATGCTCGGCTGATAGCGTTTCTTGTCCACATCTCACCGTTTAGAGTCAGGGAATGCTTCGCCAGTTCAAGGAAACAAGTATGCTCAACCGACATTAAAGTTCCCCCGCCTCAAAACATCCGACACATTCAGAATCCGCAAGACCAGCCATGATAATCTCATCAGCAAGGTCATTGTTCATCTGCGACAGGAGCGCTGGATCGTCTGTTTTGACTTCAACAAACAATGTATCAAGCTCAGACATCACATAAAAAGCATGGGCACCAGCCAGGCGAACGCGATACTTATCAGATACGTTCAGCATAAGCTGCCCAATTTTTTTAAGATCCTGAGCATGCTCCTGATGGGTGTGCAGGTAATCAAGTGTGTCATACCACTTTGCCATGTCTTCAGGGCGAGGCACTTCCATAGCAGTCAGCATCGGCATCACCTTTTCAAGCAAATCGATATCAGCCCAGTATGCAGAAATTGTAGCAACTTCAGCCAGTATCGTTGGGTTAAGTGAGTTGGCCGCATTCTGAATCATCGCGTACTGGCGAGCGTGCAAACCCAAGTTTCGCAGCGCTATCGTATAGTTACAGAAAGAAACTGAATCGTTAGGAGCGAGTCTTAACCCTTGCTCACAGAGAGAGCACCCCTCTTCGATTTCGCCAAGAACAAGCTTAGCTAAGCCTTCAATCGATAGCCCCTGATAACGTTCCGGGATTTTCTTAGCTTCACGAATGATTTGATGTACTTCAAATTCACTCAGAAGATTTTCACCCTTAGTTAATGAAGGGGTCAGAAGATCTAACAGTTCTCCTGATTTTGGCTGCGCTAAGCTCATGTTTTAGTTATTCCTGGCTTTTATGGGGGTGCATATCGATGGCAATTCACCATCAAAAAGTTAGAGCAGTGTAATCGCTAGCCTCAAAAAACGACAGTTTTTAGAGCACGTTTTGTTGTTTTTCAGATGAGACAGCGTTCAGGTTCTCTTCACCCAGCGACTTTCTTACACGGGAAAGATCCGATGATTTTCGGCGCGTCCATACTGTTCTGCAGCAGCTGGACGTTCAGGAAAGCTTTTCCGTTACGCTTCACAAACTCAAAGCCGTAATTGTTACCATCGCGGGAAGGCATCAGGCCCATGTCCATTTTCATGTTTGAGTAGTCACCATCTTTTCCCAGAAATTTTATCTTCTGTGATGTGACAGTTTCACCGTTAATAACAGTCATTCCGTCACCGGTCATCGTGTAGTTGCCGCACTGAATTGCAGCCATCGCCGGAGCAGTAACCATCATAACTAACGCCAAACAGAACCGTTTCATTAAAGCCCTCTTTCCCTCGCTGATGAGGAAACAAGATCCGCCGCGCCACGCGCTTCGCACATCATATCCATGTACCACGCCTGGCCCCTTGTGTCGCCAGTGTACATAATCCCGCGCACAATATAAACGCCATCCGTTGCGATGCTGGCAGGCTGCGCGGTGGTACCGCTGAGCGTGATATTTCCGTCCGTGTTCTGGTCGGTGATCTGCCCGCCGGCCATCGCGATATCGTTGTTCGACAGCGCGGTGCGGAATACCGAAGCCTGATCCAGTTGAATGAGCCCGTTAACCCGGATGTTCGGGTTAATCAGCGCGCGGACGTTTACGCCGTTGCCGATAGTCTGCTGCGGCATGCCAATAAGCCCGGTGGCACTGTTGAGCACAATCGCGTCGTGAACATATTCGTTGTTCGCCACCATCTGGCGCTGACCATCCACGAACTGCCATGTTGCGCCACATTGTCCGGCCACGTTATCCATAAGATGCCGTGTCATGCCGAACAGCACCCGGCCCCGGGGGAAAACGGTAGCAGGCATTTCAGGCGACAGGCCTTCGGTCGCGCCTTTGGCCTCGAAGTCTTTCATCAGCGCGCGGTTCACGTCTGCGACCGTATAACCGGCTGCGAGGGTCTGCGAGGTTATGCTGGTGGCAAAAGCCAGATCCGTATCTGCTGCCTGAATCAGGACGTAGGAATCAATGGGGCTGTCTTTTCCTGTGACCGAGTAGCGAATTTCGCCGCTGAAAATAAGCCCGTAGTTGCGGCCGTCACTCTGGCCCACGTCCGCCGCGTCGACTTCCCGCGCCGTTCCGACGCTGCTGGCCGACACTTCTGGCGCGATACCGTCATAGCCAGCAATCAGCCGAACCTTAGAAAACTCCTTCCCGGTGATGCGGTTCACCGTATCAGCCGATAGGTTGTAAATTTTGAACGTTCCCACCCGTGACGCGCTGCTGATATTGAACCAGTCGATCGTGAAGGTTACTTTAAAATCGCTGAGCTCAATGCCCTGCCCGTTGTCGTCCACGAGCTGTAATTCAAAGTGACGCATCCAGTTTTGTGACATGTTCATGCCCCTTTAAAAAAGTAAACCCGGCCTAATCGCCGGGTGTGAGAGTTAATAATGATTGGCATATGGGCGCATGTGCTTATCGATGGTTTTTTGTCTTTCCTTCTCATCGACTTTCTGCTGCTCCCAGTGCTGATCAAGCTGACGTTGAAGCTGAATGTTTTTATTCACATCAGCATCGAAATCCCGGCGCTTTTGAGCTGCTTCTTTAGCATTGATACTAGGGATATATGGTTTCGAGTGGATGTTGTTCGCCTCCATATATTCCCCGGCAATTTCCAGTAACGAGACAGCCTCACTCCGTGGAATATTGTCAGGCAACGTATAGCCGGAAATGGCTTTCAGAACAGCAATGGGCACAAAGCGAAGTGCCTCAATGGCGATGTTTTCCGGGTTGCGTTCAACGCCAACCGTGAAATCTGGCACGGCTTTCCAAACTATCTTGAGAAACTCAGCATGGGATTGAGGCGGCTGGCCTGAGCCTGCAGGCTGCTGATCGCCAGTTCTTTTCTTTAGCCGGTCTGCTGTTCTGTTAGCAGCTGCTGCACGATTTTCAGCGGCGATAATGCGATCGTTAGCCGCAGCCAATGCTCTCACGATGGATGTCATGAAATCAGCAGATGCAGGGTCTGTAGGGAATTGAATCTCCGTATCATTATCAAAATTTGCAGTAATGATTACGCCAGATCCGGAAGGGGTCGCATTGAAGCGAGTCATGTTCGGCATGGTCAAATTGTCCTGTAACCTCGACGGGATTGTCGGTATGAATATTATACTTCAAAACCATAAAAACAGATAGAAATACAATAATCAACCGTAAAAAGTGGTAAATTGGTGTGGAGTTCTGCTATTCTC